TCCTTTCCTCGTATTGAGTCAGGTGACGGAAGATGGACTCGCCGTCGATCTTCCTGGCCTCTTCGCGCAGGAATCGAGCCTTCGACAGCATCTCGTGGGCTTTCATCTCCATCTCATTCGCCGAGCCGACCTTCTTCTTGATCTGCTCCTTGGCGACGTCCACCGCTGCCCGCGCTAGCGCCTTGCCGACCCATACGAGTAAACGCTTCCACATTGAAGAGCTTCTCCCTCCGGCGATGCACCAACCGCTTCTTCCAGATCGCTGCCTTGATCCACGCTTTCCGCGCCGGCATCGTCATCAGTGCGGCGCGGTTGCTCAGTGTCCGGTTGCAGAAGTCACAGCAGGGCACCAGTTCTTGCGCGAGTGGGAGCCGCCACTTCTTCACCAGTGAGGTCGGCGGCACGTGGTCGATGTCGGTGGCCGGGTCGCCGCAGTAGTGGCACTCCTGGCCGGCGACCGGGTTATCCTTCGCTGGTTGTTGCGCCATCGGGCGTCACCGTGATGATCTGCCCGGCTGCGTGCGAAAGACCCGGCAGGGCGATGCCGATCTTGATCACCGTCCCACCGCCCGACTGAACAGGTTGAGGCGCGGGCGGCTGCACGACGCCAAGCCGCTCCAGAGCCCACTGCGCCGGCTCGGCCTTGCCCTTCTCGGCAGCGACCGTCGCGGCTTGGATGTGAAGCCGCGCATACTCAGCAGCGCGAGCCTGAAGTTCGAGCTTCGCTTCGTCGAGCGCCGCGTCGACCTGCGCCTTGCTGAGGCCGAGCACGCGACCCGCATCCTTGCGCGTCATGCCGTTCTCGGTGAGCGCCACGAGCGCGGCCGTCGCTTCCGGGCCCTTCTTCTTGCGGCGCGGCTTCTCAGCGATAGTCGCCATCGCCCATTTGCTTCTTCGAGAGCGGTTCAGCCTGCTCGGCTGGCCCGCCATGCTCCGTATCCGGGGGAGCCTGCGGCGGGTTCGTCGGCATGTTGGGCATCCCGCCAGTCGCCATCATCATCGAGGCTTGGAGCTTGGCCTGGTTGACGACCTCGGGCGGGAGTTGGAATCCGCCGGCCGCGAGGACTTCGAGCACAATCGGGAAGCTCGGGTTGAGCGGGTTCAGGTCGTCGCCCGAGAAGCGGAACGAGACGTTCGGCGCATCGGGCTGCTTGGGCGGCGGCTGCACCACGAACTGCGACGGGTCGATGTCGTGTGTCTGCGCGACCCACTCGACGAGCTTCTGTCGGTTGGCGTAAGGCTCGTTCGCGAGAAGCTGATAGGCATTCCTCGCGTCCATGCGCTCCTGCGCCACGTCGAGCCGGAGTTGGCTGTTGGTCTTCGCCTCGTAGACGAACTCGCCGGCTACGGTCGTGCGATCCCACGCGACCATCTGCTTGGATTGATCCGGGCCCACGACCTCGACGTAATCCTCGTCGTCGGCGAAAAGCTGGATCAGATCGCCGAGCAGCTCGGCCCCTTCGAGGAACCACCGCAGCACCTTGTTGCGCTCATAGTCGAGGCGCACGTTGGTGTTCTGCTGGATGATGCCGCTCTCGGTCGCCGAGACTTCGCCGGGCGAGTCAGAGCCCATCTGGTTCGACCCGAGCGCCCACGCTTCCATCAGGTCGTTCTCGATGACCCGCTGGAACTCGAAGGTCTCACGCGGGTAGTTGGCCCGAGCCACCTCGCCGATGGCCTGGTCGCCGGGCGAAGGCGTGGGAATCATGTCCTGCCACTCGCCGCGCTCGATCTTCTCGGCCGTCTCCTGATCGAGGATGCTGGTGTTGAACCACCGCATCGGCAGGGCCCGCTTGCGCTGCTTGATCATCTGCGACCGGCTCATCTGAAGCTCGGTCACCAGTGGCCGCGTGATCTGCGTGTCGGAGGGCGGGATCGCCTCGTCGGGCACCGTCGTCAGCGTCAGCACCCGGATGGGGTACTTCTTCATGCCGACCATGAACCGGCCGGTCTCGTCGAACCGCTGGTAGGGCGAGTCCTCGTGCACGACCGGAGTCTCTTTGCCCTCGACGAACACGAGCCGGCGCTGCTTGATCGGATTCTTTTCCTTGAAGTCGAAGAGGTACGGCTTGTACCAGATCTCCGTACACTCGACCTCTTTCTGCGTGCGCTCGTCCTGCGTGGCGGTCTCGTCACTGACGACCTTCTCGTCTCGCGTCGTGGCCTCGCCCTCGTCGATGCCGTAGTCGCGCTTCGCCTGCTCGTAGGGCTTGCGATACGTGAAGCCGAGCCAGGGTGCTTCGTCGAAGTTCGTGCCGACAAACTCGGGCGGCAGGAGCACCTTGGCCGGCGAGATCCGCTTCCAGAAGTACGACTCGTGCACCGGCACGGGCACCTTCTCGGTCGGCACGGCCTGCCCCTGTGACAACAGCAGCGAGGCGGTCTCTTCGTCGACGGTCGGCGAGTCGACGTCGTTCGTCGTGACCTCGTAGCCGATCTTGCTCACGCCGATGCCCGAGATGGCGATCACGTCCGTCAGCACTTCATCGACCATGCGCTCGACGTGCATCTCGACGGCCAGCTTGTGGTTGACCACCGCTTGCATGGTCGGCACCACCCCGCCGTAGGCCGGCATCTTCGGCTTCAGGTGGACTTGCGGCACCTGATAGAACAACTGCGAGGCCTTCTGCTTGACGCGTGGCATGTCCTTGTTGACGGCCACGAAGTCTTCAGTCGGCTCGGAAGGAAGGGGCTTGCCGACATACGCGGCTTGCTGCGCCTTCCAGTTCTCGGTGTATCGCTTGACGAGCTTCGCGCCCGACTCGATGCGCTCCCGCCATGCCGCGGCCTGCTTGTCGGTCATCGGGATGCGGGGTGCACTCATCGTCGTCTCACGCTCTCAGCGCCGAGCCTCTTGCCCCGGCGTTGCTTGTCGAGAATCCTCTTGACTTCCCATCCAATGGTTCCGGGGATCACGATCTTGCGGATCTTGTTGATCGAGGGGGCCGGCCGGGACATGACCGCGTACCGCGTCTCGTCGGCCGCGTGATCCTCGACAGCCTTCGACTTGATGTCGCCCGGCCTCTTCGGATCGCTCACCATCAGCGGGAGCGTCCTGATCGTGTACTGGCACCCGTGGCGGTAGAACCGCAGCAGCGGGGTGTCGTCTTGCCCGGCTGTTTCTATCAGCCAGTGGTGCAACCGCTGCCAGCCGTTGATGCGGTCGTTATCGGCCTGGATCAGGCCCACGCCGGCCTTGGCAAAGGTCTCGGCAATGGACTCGCCCATCGCCCCGCCTTTCATCCACATGCTCGGGTCGGCGATGGTGTAGCGGATCTTGATGCCCCGACTCATCTCCTTGATCGCCTTGGCGACGTTCTTGGCGATGGTCGTCTTGAAGACGAACTCCTTGAACTTCAGGAGCCGTCCGTCAGGCAGGCAGGCGTACCACCCACAGCAACCGTTCTCGGTGTAGCCCCAATCGACCGCCCGGAAACATTCGATCCACGGGATCTCGGTGATGGGCTTGCCGTTGATCGTGGGGATCTCATCAACGACGTGGCGGTCTTGCTTCCATTCGGCGAACTCTTGCCCCTCGAAGCAGTCCCACTCGCCGTACAGGTAGGCCCGGCGCAGGGCCGCAGAGGGCAGGGCGAGCAGGCGCTTGCGGTAGTCGTCGCCGAGGTACGGATTGTCCGTCAGCTTCGACGGGATGAACTCGTACTCGTCCGGGTTGAACGCTTCGTCTTCGTCGAACGTGATGTCCTTGTCGATGTACCGGCGCTTGAGCCAGAGGGCCCCCGTGCCACCGGGGTTCGACGCGCACCGGACGAGGGCTTGGACACCCGGCTTCGTGCTCCGCGCTCGCGAACTGATCCAGAGGTAGTGCCGCTCGTCGAACGTGGACGCTTCGTCGAAGCCGATCCAGTCGTACTCGGTCGAGAGGTACTTGCTAACCGTACTATCGTCCTCGCAATGTCCGAACTGAAGGACGGAGCCGTTGGGGAAGCGGAGCTTAAACTCGGTCTTGCCGTAGCTGGCGTTGATGGAGAACTGTTCGAGAACGACCCGCTCGATGTGCGTGTCGGCAAGCTCAGGATACGTCCTGCGGAGTAGCAGGGCCCGATACCCTGGTTGCGACAGACAGCGCATGTAGGCGTCCCATCGCAGACAGTGCGATTTTCCGCCGCCAGCCGCTCCACCAAATAGGACATTCGGCTTCGCGGAGAGATGAAAAGCATCTTGGCGCGGAGTAGGAGAGTAGAGGACGGATACGGTTCCGTCAGGTCGCTCCACTTGCAGCGTAGCCAAGCCGCGATACGCGAGTAGCTCTTCACGAGTGGGGTCAGCATTCTGCGTCATTCAGGGGGCAGGAGCGCGAGTGGGGGGGTTCTCGTGGCCGAGCCGGGGGGGGGCCAGTGCCGAACGAGCGGGGGAGGGGGTGC